ATATGATGATGGACATGCATTCTGTTTTAGTTTTGATTGCACCCATTATGAACATGGGACTACAGGTACTAATAATATTAGCGTGGTTAATAATAATTCTAATGTGTACTCCAGTATTATGGGAACTGTGGAGTCATTACCAGCCAGAAGTATTAGCGAAGAAACCTGTAAAAAATACTCCTATAGCAAAGGAGAATACCAAGGAGCAAAGTGTCAAATTGCTTCCTTCTATCAAGGAGGATTAGTAGTTGGACAGAAGATACGTTTAAAAAATAAAGACTTTAGAACATTAGGTGATTGTAGTGGACTCTGGGGTAAACACCTATGGTCCACTGGTAAGAAGATAGTAATAACAGAAGGAGAGATAGACGCTCTCAGCGTTGCAGAGTCTCAGAATTGTAAGTATCCTGTTGTATCCATCCCTAACGGTGTTAGTAGTGCTAAGAAGGCTATTGCTAAAGACCTTGAGTGGCTCCTAGGATTTGAGGAGATTATCCTTATGTTTGACATGGACCCTCAAGGTCAGAAAGCAGCTACTGAGGTTGCTGAGTTTTTTCCTGTAGGTAAATGTAAGATTGCTAAACTAGCTAAAAAGGATGCTAATTTAGTACTTATGGAGGAAGGGAAGTCAGCTATAGTAGATGCTATCTGGAGAGCTAGAGTATTTAGACCAGACGGTATCATAGCAGGGGAAGATACGTGGGATTTAGTTAACTGTGATATGAACGAGAGTGACCACCTTTATCCGTGGAGTCAGCTAAATGAAAAAACACTTGGGGCCAGAAGGGGTGAGATTGTTACGTTTTGCGCTGGAACTGGTGCAGGAAAGAGTACGACAGTCAAAGAGATTGCGTCCTATTTCCTCAGCAAGGGCGAAACTATTGGTTACATCGCTCTTGAGGAGAGCGTTAGGTCAGCTGCTATAGATTTTATGAGCATTCATGCTAATAAGATGTTACACTTGGAGAAGAATTTAGATGAAAAATTTAAACGAGAAGTTTGGGAAGCCGTCTTTTCTGATAATAGGTTATATCTTTATGATCATTGGGGCAGCGTGGACGTTGATATACTTTCTACTAGGATACGTTATCTTGTAAGACATTGTAACGTAGGCTGGATTGTATTGGACCACCTCTCTATCATGGTATCAGGTATTGAAGGTGGAGATGAAAGAAGATTAATAGATAACATAATGACTACATTACGTAGTCTAGCAGAAGAACTTAACATAGGTATGTTTATTGTCTCTCATTTAAAGAGACCTCAACAGGGAAAGGGACACGAAGATGGTAAACAAGTCACTTTATCAGATCTTAGAGGGTCAGGAAGTATTGCTCAACTCAGCGATTTCGTCATTGGACTTGAACGGGACCAGCAATCTGACGGTGAAACCAATGTTAGAGTACTTAAGGCAAGATATAAAGGCTCATCTACGGGACTTGCAGGGAGTCTCTTCTACGACAGTACCACAGGAAGACTCCAAGAATGTGGAAGTAGCATTATGGGTAAGGATAGATCAACTGGACAGGAGAGTTTCTAAATTGGAGAATATAGTTTTGCCTAAGAAAAGGATCTTTAATGAAGAGGAGGTATAATGGAACTAGAACTCATAGTAGATATTGAAACAGATGGGTTACTACCTGATGTTACTAAGATACATTGCATAGGGATGACAGTAGTAGGAGCTTTAGCTGCTCAGATTTTTGCTAATGAAGAACCTTATGAATGTATTGAAGATGCACTAGAGTTAATGTCTAGAGCTAAGTCTTTAACAGGACATAATATCATAGGGTATGATTTGCCTGTTCTTAAGAAGTTACTAGGGTGGACTCCAAGTAAAAACACTGAGATCATAGACACCTTGGTAATGTCTAGGCTCTGCCATACTAGTCTTAGGGAGGTAGATGCTAAACAGAAATCTATTGAGACTAAACTCTGGGGAAGCCACAGTCTTAAAGCTTGGGGTAAACGCTTAGGTGTAGAGAAATCTGAACTTGCTGGAGATGATGTGTGGTCTCATTTTACTGAAGATATGGGTGAGTACTGTATGCAGGATGTGTTAGTTACCTCTGAACTTAAGTACCACTTTGAGTTACAAGAATATAGCCCAGAAGCTATCCAACTGGAGCACCAGTTTGCTACAGTAATACAGCGTCAAGTTGAGTATGGGTTTAGCTTTGACATTAAGAAAGGACAGGAGTTATATGTTAAACTACTTAAACGTCAGGATGAACTTGGTGGAGGACTAAGGAAAGCATTTGGTAGTTGGTTTGTTTCAGATGGAGAGCTTACTCCAAAGAAGGATAACCTAAAGAGAGGCTATACAGCTGGTGCTCCTCTTACTAAGATTAAGAAGATAGAATTTAATCCTAACTCAAGAGATCATATAGCAAGAAACCTTAAGACATTTGGATGGATTCCTAAAGATTTTACACCTAATGGTAAACCTAAAATAGATGAGACAGTCCTATCTAAACTGGACCTCCCTCATTGTAAAGAATTAAAAGAACACTTCTTAATAAGTAAACGAATATCACAATTAGCGGAGGGCGATAATGCTTGGCTTAAGTTGGAACGGAATGGACGGATTTACGGTGGGGTTAATACTAATGGTGCAGTCACTGGGCGTTGTACTCACAGCCGTCCTAATGTCGCTCAAGTCCCTGCATCCTACAGTCCTTATGGTACTGAGTGTAGGTCTCTTTTTAGAGGTGGTGAAGATAGGCTTCTTGTTGGCTGTGATGCTGATGGTCTGGAGCTTCGGGCTTTAGCAGGGTATCTTAAACGATTTGACGGAGGAAAATATGCGGAAGCTGCAGTTAATGGAACTAAAGACAAGGGAACAGACATTCATTCCATCAATAGAGATGCACTTGGAATCCAATCAAGAGATACTGCAAAGACTTTTTTTTATGCATTCATTTACGGGGCAGGAGACGCTAAACTTGGTAGTATTCTTGGAGGAGGTCCTAAGAAAGGAAAACAAGCAAGGGAGAACTTCTTATCTGGAGTCAGCGGTCTTATGGACCTTACCAATAGAGTTAAGCAGGTATATAGAAGGCGTGGGCATCTCGTTGGTTTGGACGGACGGAAATTACATATTCGATCAGAACACTCTGCTCTCAACACCTTACTACAATCGGCAGGTGCTGTGCTCATGAAGAAAGCTTTAGTTTTGCTTGATGAGACACTTCAAAAGGTAGGATTAAAAGAAGGTAAAGACTATGAATTTGTAGCTAATATTCACGATGAATTTCAAATAGAGGTATTCTATAGATATGCAAACGTCATCTCTACATACGCAGCTCAGTCTGTTTCAAGAGCAGGAGAATACTTTGAGTTTGACTGCCCACTTTCCGCAACTGCTCACATTGGAAAGAATTGGAGCGAGACCCATTGAATCAATTGATGAGTTGGCTCACTTGTGGGTCAGTAGTATTTCAATGTGTATGAGTAACTGTCCTTATGGGAAAGGTAAAAGGTATGACCAGTATAGACGTAAGGTAGTATCAGGGTTTATAGGTTGGTTGTTTGAGCACACTTGTCAGGATTGTAATGAAGTTAATCCTACAAAGATTTTAGACTGTCACCACATTGATCCTACTACTAAAATAAATACGGTATCACAAATAGTTAAAGGTGGTAACTACAAAAAAGCTTTACAAGAACTATTAAAATGTGCATACTTATGTAATGTATGTCACTATAAAAGACATGCTAACTTAGGAGATTTAGATGAAGACTTCCAGACTATTAATAGACGGAGACATACTTACTTACAGAACTTGTTGGGCTTGTCAGACTCAAGTACAGTGGGAGGATGATGTCGTTACAACAGCTACTAACTTAAAAGAAGTAAGAGCACAGGCTGATGCCATGATAGCTTATTGGCAAGAACAGTTAGGGGTAGAACAGTTAGTTATTTGTTTCTCTCCAAAGGGAGGCAAATATTTTAGGCACAATATTTTAGAGAGTTATAAGGGGACAAGAAAAGCCTCACAGAAGCCTCTGGGTTATCATTCTCTGGTAGAGTATCTTAAGGAAAAGTATTCATACCTACAGATTCCTATGTTAGAAGCTGATGATACACTGGGTATCCTTGCTACCAACGGGGAGTATTCTCGTAACATTATTGTTAGTGTTGATAAAGATATGCTAACGATACCTTGTGAGTACTACAACATGGACAAGGAGATAACTGAGACAGTTGATACAAAATTAGCAGACTACATGCACCTGTACCAGACATTAGTAGGTGACTCTACAGATAACTACAAAGGATGTCCTGGAGTTGGACCTAAGAAAGCTGCAGAGATACTTAAGGTTCCAGCATGGTCAAGAGTAGTAACAGCTTTTAAACAAGCAGGATTAACAGAAGAAGATGCACTGGTTCAGGCAAGAGTGGCTCGTATTTTAAGAGCTAATGAATATGACTTTGAAACAGGGGAGGTAAAATTATGGGAGCCGTCAAAAGCATGATGTATTGTGAAGAGTGTGGTAGAGAAAAAACATGGTCACTTACGGAGGAAGATATGATTCAAGCAGAAGAAGATATGATAGCTGATGCAGAACCACAATTAAATGATCAATGGAAAGGGGGAGCTACTAACATAAGACCTCCTTACTATGCTAAGTATGAGATAGATCCTTGGACATTTATTATTAAGAATAAACTAGGGATGGATGTAGGTAGTGTGGTAAAGTATGTAGTTAGACATCAAGATAAGAATGGTGTTGAAGATTTAAATAAAGCAATCAAATGTTTAGAGATGATGAAGGAGCACTACTACAATGAAAAGGGTTAAAGGTTATAGCAAAGAATTAATGAACGTACAGCTACAGTTAATATTTGAAGAGATACAATTGTTAGCTACAGCTGCTTTAGATATTGAGGATAACACAGTAGAGGGAACTAGGGAGGAACTCATGGAAGAGTTCTTTCTTAGTATAGATAAACTAACAAGAACCTTGAATGAAACTAAAGAAATTATGGGAGGTCTAGTTAATTGACAAGTGTAAGAGCACAGGTAATAACCAGACGTACATACAATAGACCTACAGATACAGGCTATGAAACGTGGGAGCAGACAGTTGATAGAGTGATACATCATCAAGCTTGGCTCTGGGATAGAGCAGGAACCTCAGAAATAACTGAGCTTGTAGAGCTAAGAGAACTAATGATTAGCAGGAAGGTAATGGTTAGTGGTAGAACACTGTGGTTAGGAGGAACTGATGTAGCTAAGAAGCGTGAGGCTAGTCAGTTTAATTGTTCACACTTAAAAGTGGAGACTATTCATGACGTTGTTGACTCTTTATGGCTCTTGCTTCAAGGGTGTGGTGTGGGTTTCACGCCTGTTGTCGGTACACTCTCTGGTTTCACATCACCTATCAGAAATATTCAAGTGCTACGTTCTAAGCGAACTAAAAAAGGAGGACACGAAGGAAACAAAGAGTCTTCCGATAATGGGACTTGGACGATTACAGTTGGAGACTCCGCTGAAGCATGGGCAAAGTCTATCGGTAAAATTTTATCATATAAAGGGAAAGCTACAAATTTCGTACTCGATCTCACACAACTCAGACCAGCAGGACAACGCCTTGCAGGATACGGATGGATATCTTCAGGTGATGAACCAATGTCACGAGCCTTCACAGAAATCATTGGGATTCTAAACAAGAAGTCAGGACAGTTGCTAGGTAAGATGGACATCCTAGATATTATGAACTGGTTAGGTACTGTCTTAAGTAGCCGTAGGTCAGCAGAGATAGCCTTGGTCTACCATGATACTCCAGAGTGGGAAGAGTTTGCTAGAGCCAAGGAAGATCTATCATCATCACCACACAGAGCACAGTCTAATAACAGTGTAGTATTCTGGAAGGAGCCTAGTCATGAGCAACTTGAACAACTCTTCAAAATTATCTCAGAGTCTGGAGGATCAGAACCTGGATTTATCAACGGAGAAGAAGCTAGGAAACGTGCTCCTTGGTTTAGTGGAGTCAATCCCTGTGCAGAAATTCTCCTTGGAAACAAATCTTTCTGCAACCTCTCCGAAGTGGACCTCAGCAAATTCAGAGATGATAGCGGAGGACTTGAACGAGCTATGTATCTTATTGCCAGAGCCAACTATCGTCAAACTCTTGTCAATCTTGATGATGGCATTCTGCAAAGAACATGGCATGAGAACAATGAGTATCTCAGGTTATGTGGAGTTGGACTTACAGGGATTGCTACGAGGCAGGACTTATCACAGTATGATTACAAGCGACTACGTAATATAGCAGTACATGGTGCATACTCTATGGCAGATGAGCTAGGTACTCAACGTCCTAAGAATGTAACCACTATCAAACCTAGTGGTACACTTAGTAAGATCATGGATACTACTGAGGGTTGTCATAAACCTATGGGTAAGTACATCTTTAACAATGTTAACTTTAGTATCAATGATCCTATGCTTCCTAGACTTAGAGAAGCAGGGTATCATGTTGTTGTTAATCCTACTGATGAGCATAATGCCATCGTAACATTCCCTGTATCTTGGGAGAACATAAGGTTTGATAAGGAGGGAGATTTATATGTTAATAACGAGACGGCTATTGAACAGCTTTCACGCTACAAGTTACTCATGGATTCTTACGTTGAACAGAACTGCTCGATTACAATTTCTTATAAAGAAGATGAGGTCCCTGCTATTAGAGATTGGCTTAAAAGTAATTGGTCTAGCTATGTTGGTGTTAGCTTTCTTCCCATTACTAATACTGTCTACGAATACCTTCCACAA